CTTTTAGCATAATAATAAGGGATACATAAAATGGCAAGTATATATAGAAGAAGTATAAGAAGACGTCCAATTGCATTTAAGCGACCACAAGTAAGCTCAGCAACAGGACAAGTTGAAAGATTAGCAAGACAATTAGCTAATCAAATTATTAGAGAACGTGAGGCTGCAAAGGCAAGACAAAAATTAGGACGTATTTTTACAACCTTTGAACCAGCAGATGATATTTTACCTAATAATGTAGAAACTGTAACAAGAGGTTTATTTGCAGGCAACACTGGTAGTTTAGTTAAAATGTTTACTTCTTCTCTTTTAACTGCAACTCAGAAAACATATTACCAAGAAATATATTCAACAGGAGATCCTGCTTCAACTATTTATGCTGATTCAGAGTTATCAATTGCATATGGACATTTTAATGGTTCTGGATCATTAGATTTAACAGGTAACTTAAATAATGATACTCCAACAAGAGCAATTTATAAACAATATGCTCAATTATTATTAGCTCCTAATGATAAAAAGTTTACATTTAACGGTGTAGATGCAGATGAAATATATGTATTAAATTTCAACCGTGGAAGATATAGAGAAAAATTAGATCCAGGTAATTTTGAGTTAACATTATCACAACTATCAGGTTCTGTTGCAGGACAGACTATTGGTGCTGGTGTTGCAAATGCTTCTAATACTGGTTCAAATGTGAAAGTAGCAGGAACAAGTAAAGTTGTTCAAATAGTTGATGATTCATCATTAACATCGGGTGGTAGTGTAGATGAAGGAGGATTAGTATATAATCTTATTTCAGGATCAATTGATGAAGGAACACAATTATGGTTAGATGGTAGTAGTAATTATAGATACTATGGATTATTATATCCACAACAAGGTATTGCAGTATTAAATGCTGATAAATTAAATGAAAATATTTCTACCGGTGGACTTAATTTTGGTTCTGTAACTGGATCAGGAGTACAAGGTGATAATGCATATAAATTATTTACTGCATTGTCTAGTTCAAATGATATGACACCTGTAGGTACAAATGGTGGTATTCAAGCAAGATCATCAGAACAAGTTAAATCAACTTATTACTTTGTTAGAGTTAAAAATGCAGAATATAATTATTCAAATAATCCAACATATGTAACTGGTTCATTAGGTGAGTTAGCATTTAATACATTTATTAATGACCCTCAAACTTATATTACAACTGTTGGTATGTATAATGCTAGAAGAGAATTATTAGCAGTAGCTAAATTGTCTCAACCTTTATTGAAAAATTATACGCGTGAAGCACTTATTAAAGTTAAATTAGACTTCTAAAATAAAAATTGTAAGATGATATGCCAATTACACCGTCAGTTTTTAGTCCAATTAAATCAAATGATTTCAACAGAAGGCCTGTAAAGGCTTATAAAAACTACAAGGTCCATAATGCAATTGCTACAACTGCATCAGGCCATTTCAAGCACGATGCTATTTATAAAAAACATACACCTCATATAGATCCTATATTAGGAACTGGAGTACATACTTTAGTATATCCTGTGAATGCAGATGACCAAACGAATAAACATGTAGTTTGGAATACAATAGATGCTAGATATTATAGAAAACCAACTCCAGAAAGTAGTTTTGATTTTACAGATATTGAAAAACAATCTAATATATTAGACCATTCTGCTTCAATTTTAACTGTTCCTTATTTTCAAATGGGAGAAAAAATAAAACCACAGTCAGTTAGAGTATCTGGTTCTACAGGAGGAACAAATATTATTTTAGATGACGATGGCGAAGGAAATTTACGTGATAGATTAATATTAACATCAAGTTTTGCATCTAGTAGCAAATGTATATTTCATTTGTCATTTAATGGTATGTTTCGAAAGTTTGAAGATATTGATCGTATAGGACCTTATACCGGAAGTGTTTCATATATACTTAATAGTGTTAAAAAGACAACTGCAAAAGCAGATAATGGATTAGATGTCCAGTATGGAGTAATGCTAACCGGGTCTCTAGCTTGGCAAGAAAAGACATCTGGATTATCTGTTAAACTTGGTGATGGTCAGAATATAAAAATACCACATCATGATAAGTTTGATAGATTTGGAAGATGTGATGATTGGACTATTTCATTTTGGTATCAATCAAAAAATAATGCTGAAGTTAATAATAAAGAAATAATATCTAAGTATGCTGTTAGTGAAGTAAATTATTTAGATAAAATTGATCGAAAAAGAAAAACAAGACAATTAGTTTATGATCGTGTTACAGATTTTTCTAATACAAAAACACCATTTGTAATAAGAGCTGATAGATCAGGTTCTTCGGAAACAAGTATAGAGTTTATTGCATGTGATGGAACTAAAAGATTTGATATATCATCATCATTTTTTGCATCTGCGAATAATGAATGGAATCATGTTGCAGTAGTTAATTCAGGGTCAATATGTAAAATATATATTGACGGAAATCCAAATAATCTTAATACCTCAGGGTCAATACCAGAAGGTATTACAGCAAATTATGCAGATGTAATTCTTGGAAATCCTACCGGCATTCCTATAGGTGGAGCATATGCAAATGTTGATCATGCTATAGCAGAGTTAAGAATGTATGATTATGCCGTAAATCAAACCGGCATTAATTCTTTAGCAAGTAAACATTATTTATCAGGTTCTTTATATCAAACAAATGTAGCCGGCAATGTTCATTATAAAAATGGACAAATTGTTGTTACATCACCTATGCCAAAATATAATACAGGTTCTGGTATGTTTGGACAACCTTTTGTTACTACATATAAAGGAATACATACATTATATGAAAATGAAGTATTAGTACGTGTACCAAAAGATTCAATGAACGTAACAATGAATCCAACAGCAACTTATAGGCCAGCAACAGACGGAAAAGATATTTGTACTACAAATCAAAATAATGTACCTCCAGGCGAGTTAAGAAAAAGTTTATTTGTTTCCGGAACATTAAAACCTTATATAACAACTATTGGGTTATATAATGATAAACATCAAATGTTAGCAACAGCTAAATTATCTACAGCAATTCAGAAGAATGATGATGTTGATATGAATTTCATTGTTCGTTGGGATTACTAATATTTATATTAAATAGAGGAATAAGTTATGGCATGGAGATCAAAATCCAAAGTTCGCAAGAACGCAATAAAACATGGTTATAGAAGCGGCTTTGAACATAAAGTAGCAGACCAATTAACAGAAAACAAAACTAAGTTTGAATACGAAACTACAGTTATAGATTATATAAAGCCACAAACAAATCATACATATACAATTGATTTCACATTACCAAATGGAATACTTATTGAAACAAAAGGAAGATGGGTATTAGAAGATCGCAAAAAACATTTGTTAATAAAAAACCAACACCCAGAATTAGATATTAGAATGGTATTTCAGTCAGCCAAGACTAAAATAAGAAAAGGTAGTAAAACTACATATGGTATGTTTTGTGATAAACATGGTATATTATGGGCGGAAAAGACAATACCAGAAAGTTGGTTACGTGAGAAAAAAAGCTTGTAAAAAACTTGAGCTTACGAGATCTTTTTAATATATTCATATTAATAAAATTTTTTATTAAATTTATTTAAGAAAAACATTATTATTGAAAGTATTGAAATGATAATGAAAATAAGTATAATTAATTAATTCGCAAATGAGCAAATTCTCTGTTATAAGTCTTATCGAATCTGTATTGGGTAAGGGTAAAATTAACTCAAATGATAACGTTGCTTTTCACTGTCCTTTTTGTCATCATAATAAAAAGAAGTTAGAAGTAAACATTGTAACTCAATATTGGCATTGTTGGGTCTGTAATGCAGCAGGAAGGAAGATAGCTATATTATTTCGTAAGTTAAATGTACAACGAGAAAAAATAGCTAAACTAATAGAATTAATTGATGATGTAGAATATAAGCCAAATAAAACTACAACTGATACACCGATATTACAACTACCAGCAAATTTTCGTCCATTATGGGAATTAGATAAACTATCTCCGCAATATCGAAATGCTATATACTATTTGAAAAAACGTCATATTACAATTCATGATATATTAAGATATAGAATTGGATATTGTAGAAAAGGTCCTTATTCGGGTAAAATAATTATTCCTAGTTATGACGCAAATGGTAGTCTAAATTATTTTGTAGCAAGGGCGTATTATGAAGAAGATAAATTCAAACATAAAAATCCTCCGGCATCAAAAGATATAGTAGGATTTGAGTTACATATAAACTGGAATATGCCTATTATATTAGTAGAAGGTGCATTTGATGCCATTGCTATAAAAAGAAATGCAATTCCTTTATTTGGTAAAACAATATCTAATACTCTAAAAAAGAGAATTGTTGAAAAAGGTGTAAAAGAAATATATATTTGTTTAGATAAAGATGCACGAAAACAAGCTATTGAAACAGCAGCATATTTTATGTCAAATGGGATAAATGTATATTTCGTAGATTTAGAAAGTAAAGATCCTAGTGAATTAGGATTTGAGTCAATTACTAGTGTATTAAAAACCACTGAATTATTAACTCAAGAAAAATTAATGGAACAAAGAATATTATGCGCGTTATAGAAACAGGAATAGAAAAAGCTGATAAAATATATCATATTGCAGACGTACATGTTAGAAATGTAAAACGTCATAAAGAATATCAATTAGTATTTAAGAGATTATATTCTTATATAAAGAAAACTAAAACAGATAATTCTTTAATTTATGTAGCCGGAGATATAGTACATGCTAAAACAGATATGTCTCCAGAGTTAGTTGCTGTAGTATCAGATTTTTTCAAAAAATTAGCAGATATAGCTCCTACATTAATAATTACAGGAAACCATGATTGTAATCTAAATAATAGTTATAGACTAGACGCCTTAAGTCCTATTGTTAAAGCCTTGAATCATCAAAATATACATTATCTTAAAGACAATGGTATATATTGTATTTCCGGAGTACACTTTAACGTAATGTCGGTGTTTGATAAACCTGCTGATTATATAAAAGCTAAAGATTTTGATGGAGATTATAAGATTGCTCTTCATCATGGCTCGGTACATAATGCATCAACTGATGCTGGATTTGTATTAAGTAATACACATGTTACTACAAATATATTTGATGGACATGATTTAGTATTGTTAGGTGATATTCATAAACCACAATTTTTAGATGATGAAAAAACAATTGCTTATGCTGGTTCGTTAATTCAACAGAACCATGGAGAAGCATTAGGCCATGGAATAATGGTATGGGATCTAGAAACTAAAAAATCAGAGTTTGTTGAAATTGAAAATGATTATGGATATTATACATATGAAATAGATAATGGTAAAATTGTTAATCCTAATTCAAAAGTACCTTTAAGACCTAGACTTAGATTCAAAGTAAAAGATACGGATACATCTACATTAAAACAAATTATTGCAAAAATAAGATCTAAATATAAAGTACAAGATATATCAATTCAAAAAATAAATGCATTAAATACAACCGATGCAACCAAAAAAATTAATTTTGGAAATATCCGAGATGTTGAGTGGCAAAACAAAGTTATTACCGAATATTTATCAGATGAGTTTGCATTAGAAGATGATTTATTAGATACAGTAAGACATATTAATAGGACCGTTCATTCTAAATTACCAACAAGTACATTAACTAGAAATATTACATGGCAACCTAAAAAGTTTGAATTTTCAAATATGTTTAGTTATGGTCCAAATAATATAATTGATTTTACAAATATGATGGGTAGCTATGGATTATTTGCTCCAAATGCATCTGGAAAATCTACATTGTTAGATGCGTTGGCATTTTGTTGTTTTGATAGATGTAGTAGAACCAAAAAAGCTAAACATGTATTAAATAATAAAAAATCTAGATTTCATTGTAAATTTGAGTTTGAGTTAGGAAAGTATACTTATTATATTGAAAGGAATGCACGTAAACATAATAATGGTCATGTAAAAGTAAATGTTGATTTTTGGAGAATTGATAAAGATGGCAACCATGAAAGTCTTAATGGAGATCAAAGAGATTCGACAAATAAAAATATAAGACAATACTTAGGTTCATATGATGATTTTGTTTTAACTGCATTATCATTACAAAATAATAATACAGGATTCATTGATAAAAGTCAAAGAGAAAGAAAAGAATTACTATCTCAGTTTTTAGATATTGATATATTTGAACAATTATATCAAATAGGTCACGAAGAAATAAAGGATACAGCTGCTTTAATTAGAGAATATAAAAGAAAAGATTTTTCAACAGATCTTGCAACAGCAACTGATGTAATAACTCAATATACAGGCTCATATGAACAAATGAAAGTTGATAAAATTGAACATGAAGAAATGAAAACAAATCTTAATGATATCATTTTTACTATGACAAAAGAGTTAAAGAAAGTTGATGATACATTAGATACTCCAGAAAATATTGAATCAGAAATTGAACGAATGGAAGATGAGTTGGTAGAAGTTGTTGCAGATAGAGATACTCAAAAAGAAATGATTCGTGAACAGAAAAAACTAATT